AGTGCCTACTTGCCTATTGAACATCCGGATGCGGAAGAGTTCTTAGACATTGGCACAGAAGGAAACCCTATTCAAGGACTTACTCACGGAATTACAGTAACGGATGCTTTTTTAGAAAAAGTTAAAGCTGGTGATAAAGAAGCCCGCAAACTATGGGCAAAAGTACTACAACGCAGAAGTGAAATTGGTTATCCATATATCTTATTTACAGATAATATGAATAACAATAAACCAGACATCTATAAAGATAAAGATATGAAAATCTTTGCTAGTAATATGTGTTCTGAAATTGCCTTACCTTCTAATGCTAATGAAACATTTACTTGCGTCTTATCTTCAATTAATCTTCTTCACTGGGACGAAATTAAAGAAACAGATGCAATAGAAACTCTTACATACTTTTTAGATACTGTAGTTACTGAGTTTATCAATAAAACAGAAGGAAGAGAATATCATAAACGTGCTAGAAACTTTGCTATGCGTCATCGGGCCTTAGGTCTTGGTGTGCTTGGTTGGCATTCATACTTGCAATCAAACATGATTTCTTTTGAAAGTCGCACTGCGGCTAAAAAGAACTTAGAAATTGCAAAGACATTAAAAGAAAGAACTTATAAAGCTTCGGCTGAATTAGCTGCGAAGTTTGGAGAACCAGAACTGTTAAAAGGCTATGGTCGGCGCAATACAACATTGATGGCTATTGCTCCTACTAAGAGTTCATCTTCAATCCTTGGTCAAGTATCTCAATCAATCGAACCTGAGTTTTCTAACTATTATGTTAAGGACTTAGCTAAATCTAAAACAACAATTAAAAATCCTTATCTTAAAAAGTTACTAAAGAAATACGATAAGGACATCGAAGAAATTTGGGACTCAATTCAAAAAGCAGATGGCTCAGTACAACACTTAAAGTTTATGACGCAAGAAGAACGTGAAGTGTTTAAAACATTTGCAGAAATTAATCCGCATGCCATTATTGATCAAGCTGCGGTTCGTCAAGAATATATCGATCAAGCTCAATCTATTAATTTAATGATGCCTGCAAGCGTTCCTGTAAAGGAAATTAACGCACTCATGCTATATGCCCACGATATGGGTATAAAAACATTATACTATCAATTTGGTATGAGTCAAGCGCAAGAACTATCTCGTAAAAAAGTTATGAATGAAACTTGCGTTAGTTGTGAAGGTTAATTAATATTAAACACAGCTTTTGGAAAAGGAGGCTGGTTTAAAATATAGAAGCGTCCACAATTCATCATAGACGCTTTATGGAGGAAATTGATGAAAAAAATATTGCCTATTTTAGCAGTTGCTTTCTTAACTGGGTGTATGACATTGCCGAGCATTAGCTCTAGCTTAACGTCCAATACTAGCTCAGAAGAAACAACAGAGGTCAGTTCTGAAGACACCAGCGTTGTATGTTTAGCTTTAGAGTGTCAGGAGTCTAGTTCTGAGGAACTAATTAGCTCAGAAGTGAACTCCTCAGAAGAAGCGAGTAGCTCAGAAGTGAGTAGCTCAGAAGAAGTCAGTAGTTCAGAAGTTAGTAGCTCAGAGGTGGTATCAAGCTCTGAAGTAACTTCAAGTGAAGTAACTTCTAGTTCAGAAGTAGTATCAAGTTCAGAGGAGGTGACAAGCTCAGAAACACAACCAGAATTATTTGCTACAGATTTATTTATTTCAGAATATATTGAAGGTGCAAGTAATAACAAAGCATTTGAAATTGCTAATTTTACAGGTCAAACGGTAGATTTAGCGGCATATACAATTGAATTATATGGTAATGGTTCTGCAACTGTCACAAAAGGTCCACAAGCTTTAACAGGTGCATTAGCTCATGGTGAAGTATTTGTAATAGCAGGTGATTCAATTACTGATACAGGTATGTTAGATGCTTTAAATGCAATTCCAGCAGAAAAGAAACTTGTTAGTGACTTTAATGCGGGATCAATTGCAGAATCTTATAATGGTGATGATGCTTTTGCTTTATTAAAAGATGGAGTAATTATTGACGTATTTGGTACAATTGGTTTTGATCCAGGTTCAAGCTGGGCCGCATATACATACGGTCAAGTAGCAGATGGTGTTACAGTTGCTACAGCAGATAGAACACTAACAAGAATTCCAGGCTTTGGTCCAAAAGTCGGTTTAATCGAAACATATACAGCATTTGATCCACTTGAATGGAGAATCGATGCTACACATTATCAAACTTTAGGCACTCATATTTATAGTGTAATTTAGGAGGAATTTGATGAAAAAATTTTTAACAGTTGGAGCGGTAATTTTTACTGCAATTTTAGCGGGATGCGCCCCACAAGAAAAATATGAAATAGCACTAGTTACAGACGTTGGTGACATTGATGATGGATCTTTTAATCAAGGATCTTGGGAAGGCGTTGTAGCATATGCTGAAGAATTTGATAAAACTTATGCTTACTATAAACCAATTGAAGTAAGTTCAGATGAATATTTAACAACAATAGAATTAGCTGTAGAAAATGGTGCAGATATTGTAGTCACTCCTGGCTTTTTATTTGAAACTCCTATTTTCTTTGCTCAAGATGAATTCCCCGAAACTAAATTTATTTTATTAGACGGCGTTCCTAACGATGGAAATTGGGGAGGACCAAATGGTCCTGAATTTAGAATTGAAGACAATGTTGCTTCTATTCTTTATGCAGAAGAACAATCTGGTTGGTTAGCAGGATATGCGGCTGTAGCAGATGGTTATAGACAATTAGGATTTATGGGCGGTATGCCTGTTCCGGCAGTTGTCCGATTTGGTATCGGGTTTGCTCAAGGCGCTGAAGCCGCGGCAATCGATTTAGGTTTAACAGAACCAGTTATTATTGACTATCACTATACAGGTGATTTTGCGGCGACGCCTGAAAATGCGGCCGTTGCAGAAACAATGTATCAAACAGGCACAGAAGTAATCTTTGCTGCAGGTGGAGCTGTTGCTTTCTCTGTTGCGAAAGAAGCTGAAGAAGCTGGTGCTAAAATGATTGGTGTTGACGTAGACCAAGTTGGTTTATCTGAAACAGTAATCACATCAGCAATGAAAGGTCTTACAACTTCAGTATATCAAACTTTAGAAGCATTTTATAACGATGAATTTCCAGGTGGAGAAATTACAGTCTTAGATGCAAGCAATGATGGAGTTGGATTACCTACTGCAGAAGCTTCTTGGAAATTTGAAAACTTTACGATTGCAGAATATGAAGAAGTTTATCAAGATTTAGCAGAAGGTTTATATGTAGTTTTAGCTAATGACATTTATCCAGTCTCTAATTTTGAAACTTTAGAAGATTTAGACGCAGATTTAACTTTAGTTGATTTAATTTGGATTAACTAATTTAGTCTTACAAAATTAGACTTTTTTCTGAGTATATGCTATAATTATAGTATAGAAAAGAAAAAAGTCTTTTCTTTCAGAAAGGAATATAGATGACAAAAAAAGAAGTATTAGCATTAGCAGATAAATGTGTAAATGAATTATTAGAGTTAGGTTATTCAATACCTTTAATTACTTATGATTTAAGTTTTAACTCTGTAAATACAATGGGACTTTGTCAGTATAATAAAGCCAAAGATAGTTGCATTATAAAAATATCTAGGTTTCATTATGAAAACAACCCGGAAAATGAAGTTAGAAATACTATTATGCATGAGCTTACTCACGCAATAGATAGAAACAAGCATTCACACGATTATAATTGGGCAGCACTTGCAAGAGAAGTTTCTGTTAAAACAGGAACAATAATAAAAATGTATGCAGAATCAACTGAAGGTGAGACTAAAGCCGCAATGGATAGGGCAGTTGCTTACACAGAATGTCACTCATGTGGTAATAGACATTATATATTTCGTAGAACAAAAGTATATCAACGACAAGGTGCTGGATATTATTGCAGCACATGCGGCCCAGATGCCGGACTTACTTTCGTAAAACTCAAATGAACTATCAATTTTAGCAGGTAGAATTTGATTTTTATATAAAACTATGTTACAATTATATTGCTAAAAGATAAGTAGAGCGCCTTATCAATAGCAAGATAAATAAAAAAGAAACAGGAGGAAAAACAGATGGTACAAAAAATTACGCTAACGGCAAAAACAGCTTCCGTAATTAGTTTTTTACAAGCTAATCACGGCCCATACTTCGGCGACGAAATCGCTGCCGCAGTCGGATTAAACCCACGAGGAATTCATGGTGTTCTGAATTCATTAGTGAAAAATGGTTTGATCGAAAAGGTCGATACCGAAAGAACGATTTCAACAGATGGCGTTGATGTAGTTAAGTCATATAAATCATATGTGCTTACACCGCAAGGTGAAACATTCGACGTTGAAGCAGCGACAATTGACGCTGAATAATATCAATAAAATATATAGGACAAACCTATAATTATTCTATGGAGGAATAACAAACAATGGATGCAAACAAAGAATTAGCCAAACAAAACAGTTTTAAAATCGTAGGAGACTTAGTCGAAGTAAACTTAGACACAAAGACTTCTGCACGTAGTGGTAAGGATTTTATCTCTGGAAAAATCGTTGTTAAATCATTAATCAACGGTAGACAACAACTTACCGAAGTCGAACTTTACTCTAATAAGTTCAAACAAGACGGAACACCAAACAAGCTCTATGACACCTACGCCAATTTAGGCGCGCTCTTAAATAAACGTATTCGTGTTTCTGGAGAATTAGGAGAAAGCCGTTTCTTCTCAACACAAAACTCGCAATTAGTTTCTACTACAGTAAATCGTGGTCGTTATGTTGCCCCGGCCGATACTGGTGAAAAAGATACAGCAGACTTTGCTTTTGCTGGTTATATCGTCAAGCCACTTTATGAAAAGAATTCTAAAGATGGTCAATTAGTTGCTTACGAAATGGTCGTAGCACAAGCAAACTGGAATAACACTAAGCCAAGCTTAGTCAAGTTTACGATTGCTAAAGATAACAAAGCTGCAGTCAGTGCAATCCAACGCTTATACGAAAAAGGTATGACCGTTAGTGTTCGCGGCGGTATCTCAGTTGTTACTGAAGATGTCGAAGTTTCTGAACAAACAGCATTTGGTGAATCGACTCGTGTTTATCACAACACTTATAAGAACTATCTTATTCAAACCGGTTCTCAACCATTAGACAAAGGCGCTTATTCGCCACAAGATATCTTAGAACTTACTCGCGCTTATGATGACGATGGTATTGCTATCGAAACAGCAGCCAAAGGTCAAGCTACAACTGGTAAAACAACCACTGCAGCTCCAGCCGCAGCTAAGACTCCAAGAACGTCTTTACTTTAATCCAAACACAAAAAGGAGTCGTTTAAATAGCGGCTCCTTTTAACAATGAAACAGGAGAGTGAACAAATGGATTTAACTAAATTACAACCGCATATTATTTCAGAAAGTCTTCACGATAAAATCTTTTTATTTTACGGTGAAGCAGGTACTCGCAAGACAACTGTTGCGGCAGAATTTGAAGGAAGCTTAATCGCTGCTTTTGAAATCGGCTATAAATTTATTGATGGTGTCAAAGCGCAACCAGTCCAAAGCTGGTCCGACTTCAAACAATTCCTTCGTGAATTAAAACGTGATGAAGTTCGTGCTATGTTTAAAACAATTGTTATCGATACAGTCACATTAGCTTATAGCGCATGTATGGAATATGTCTTAGGACAATACGGCGTTACTGATGCAGGCGACTTAGGTTTCGGTAAAGGTTGGAGAGCAATTCGTAAAGAATTTGAAAAATCAATACTATCTATTCCACAAATGGGCTACGGGTTAGTCCTTATTGCACACGCAGATGAAATTGAAGAAAAGAATAACATTAAATCAAAAGTAGATATTGATAAGCGCCCTGCGGCTATTATTAAAGGTCTTGCTGACTTTATTTTCTATGTTCGTAAAGAATATAAAGACAATACTGATGGCGCCTTAACTACTGAAAACCAAACAGTTTTTGCTTATAATCAATTAGTAGAAATTGAAACTAAAACACGCTCTCGTTATTTCTCAAATAGATTTGAATTTACTTATGATAATCTCCGAGCAGAAATGAAGAAAGCGATTGAAGCACAAAAGAAAGTTGAAGGAATTGTAACGGTTCAAGAAAAAGAATTCAGTTTACATGAACTGGAAGAAGAAGACTTCGAACAATTAAGACTCGATGTTGTTAATCTTGCCAAAGAACTTTTAGAAACAGATGCTTTCCAAATTGTAGAACAAAAGATTATTACAATTATGGGACCTGAGATTAAACTCAGTCAAGCAAGTAAAGTTTACGAACCACAACTTAAAATACTTCAACAAGAACTTTTAGACATTAAAGCTAACCTTTAATGACTAGAAAGGAATTGGAGCAACTCATCTGCGAGTTATATGGTGTTGAAGCCATTAACTCTATGATTGACGCTCAAATTACTAAGTTCCAAAAACTGCACGGGTATACTGAAAAAGATATTGCCCGTGCGGTTGCCTATTATGTTGAAGTACAAGGTCAAGTGCCGGATCGACGTAAAGGCATAGGTATAGTTCCCTATGTTATGGAAGAGGCGCAGCGTTATTACAATGCTCAGGCAGTGGAACGTGCGCGTCTAAAAGAAGAGGCACAAAAGATTACACAAGGTAGCACTAAAGTTATAAAAGTGAAACCTAGAAAATATAAACCTAGTGGTAGGTATATAGTAGATATCGAGAATTTATAACAGAAAGTAGAGGTGAGTCGTCGTGTCAAAATTATTCGACAGAAATGCGGCCATGATGATTATCGCCGGACTTATTAAAAGTCCAGAGCTAGTCCATGACCAAGAAAATTTCAAACTCACGACTAACGATTTTGATAATGAATTTTACAAAATAGTTTTTGGTGCAATCGCAAATCTTGCCGCAGAAGGTTCACAGAATATTTCTGCGCAAGATATTGACCTTTACATAGGTCAGTTTAATAAACAATATGAAGTATTTAAGGCTGCTGGTGGCTATGAATATCTTAGAGGGCTTCAACCCTTTATTGATAGCATGGACTCAAGTAAGTTTAATTTTTACTATGAAAGATTAAAGAAGTTTACAGTTCTTCGTGATCTGCAAAAAGCGGGTATTGAAACTAAAGAGTTCTATAATCCTGAAGTAGATTTCATGCATCTTGACAAAGAAAGCGAAAAGCTAAATAATATTAGCGTCGACGATATTGTCAAAACTATTTTAAAGAAAGTTAACAAAGTAGAAGATAGCTTCGTATCACGTGCTATCACTACAACTCAAAAGGCCGCGTCAGGTATTCTTGAATTATATAAAGAATTAAAAGAAAGACCAGAAGTTGGTAAACCTCTTGAAGGCGATATTTTAAACTACATTGTGCGTGGAGCTCGCTTCGGTAAAATGTATATTAATAGTGCGCCATCAGGTCATGGTAAAACTCGCTTCATGGTTGGCAATGCCTGTGCGATTTCGCTACCAAGAATTGAAGGAGATAAGGTTGTCATTAGAGATGACTTAGCTCCAATTTTATTTGTTACTACAGAACAACAAGCAGATGAAATACAAACACTAATTCTTGCGTATGTTAGCGGTGTAAATGAAAGAAAAATATTATATGGTAATGCTAATTTTGAAGAGGAAAAGAGAATATTACAAGCTGTTGAATTAATTAAAAAATATGAAAACAACTTTATTATTGAAGTAATTCCAGACCCTTCTATAGCGTTAATTAGAGCAAAGCTTATTAAGCACATTTTTCAAAACAATGTGCAATTTATATTCTATGATTATATCTTTACAAGTCCTAGTTTGCTTGTAGAATATCAACAAAGTAAAATTCGTGAAGACGTCGCGCTTATGATGTTGTCAAATACATTAAAAGAAATTGCGGCTCAATACGATGTTTTCGTTCAATCTGCAACTCAGCTAAATGAACGCTGGGAACAAACTATGATTAGAAACGTAAACCATATTCGTGGTAGTAAAGCTATTGCAGATAAGGCAGACGTAGGTATGATTACAGTAAAGCTTGAAGAAATACCTGAGGAAAAAGAAATCGTAGAACAATTATGTAAACATGCAGGTATTGAAATACCTAATGTTGTTACAGATATTTATAAGAACCGACGAGGAGAACTAACTAACGTTAAGTTGTTTAGATACTTCGACTATGGTACTTGTAGAACAAGAGATTTATTCTTAACAGGTTTAAATCATAACATACTTAAAAACTATGATAAGATTGAGTATGAGACAAAAGAATTTGATTTATTAGATATTATGACCAAGCCGAAAGAAGAGGGTGATGAAGATGGCGAAATCGATTAGAGATTATCGCGAGATGCTCTCGCCTGAAGACATCAAAAGAATTCTAAAAGATCACGGAGTTGAGGCCGCAAGAGAAAATCATAGTATGATAGTTTATCCTACTGTGTGTCATAATCCAGCTCACGATCATGGTAGCGAAAAATTATATTATTATAAAAAGAATAATATGTTTAAGTGCTATACAGAATGCAATGCTGTCTTTGATATATTTGAATTAATTATAAAGATGCGGCGAATTGCTGGTGAAGAAATATCTTTACGTAAAGCAATACAAATATGCGGACTTGAAAATAATGAAAGCATAGATGAAAATGAATACTATGGAGTCAGGGAACAATTAGATTATCTTTATGAGATAAACAACAATCCTGAAGATGAGCCAACAACGCTTAAGATACTTTCTAAAGATATTATGAATAGATATGTCTTTGATTTAAATTATCTTACGCCTTGGATATCTGAGGCAATAACTCCAGAAACATTAGTTAAGTATGGGGTTAAATTTGATACAATATCAAATGCTATTGTAATTCCTTACTACACAGATAATAAAGAACTTGTAGGTGTTCGCGGAAGGTTTTTAAACCCAGACGCAAAAGCAAAGTATATGCCAATGAAATATAATGGCGAATATCTAGCTCACCCAACAAGTAAAATACTTTATGGTCTTGATGTTAATAAAAACGCAATAGAAAGATTACAAACAATAATACTATTTGAAGGTGAGAAAAGCGTTATGAAGATGGATAGTCTTTATGGCGACAATAATATCTCAGTGGCTGTTTCAGGCCGCAATCTAAGTAAAGAACATGTAGCGCTACTTATGAAATATGGAGTACAAAACATTATTCTTGCTTTTGATAGGGATTACAAATCACATAAAGAAATAGAGAAAGAATTAAATGAGTATATGGAAATCTTCAAGTATGCTAAGAATTTCTTTAATATAAGCGTTATAGTCGATTATGACTTTGTGCTTGAGCATAAAAATGCGCCTGTAGATCAGGGTAAAGAAATATTCGAACAGCTAATGCTAAAAAGAATATACTTATAAGGTGAATAATGAATAAATTTAATTATAAATTAAAAGAGACACCATTAAACCTCGATAGTAGCAATATTATCGAGGATTACTTGCGCTCTCTTGGAATTGAAAAGATCGAAAGCTTCTTGTCGGAACCGTCAATCTATGATGAGGAAAGTTATGAAGATCTTGAACGTATACACGAATTAGTAGATGCCTTGCATGAAGGCTTTACAACTAATCAAAAGTTTTTTATGCAGATTGACAGCGACGTTGACGGATTCACGTCTGCCTCAATATTTTATAGATACTTTAAAGACATTTATCCGGAAGCACAAATTAAATGCAGGGTGCATAACGGTAAAGAACACGGCATTGTTTTAAACTCTGTGCCGCAAGACGCAAAATACATTATCATACCAGATGCGGGCTCAAACCAAATCGATGAACAAAAAGAACTTGCCCGAAAAGGTAAAAAGGTTTTAGTAATCGATCATCACTTGGTTGATAACTATCAGCCAGTAGACGGTGCCATTGTTGTTAATAATCAACTTTCACCTAAGTTTAAAAACAAATTCCTTAGCGGTGCAGGTATGGTTTATAAAGTAATTCAGTGCTATAGTAAAAAGTATGGCGATAATCAACATCACAAAGAATATATTGATTTAGTCGCTTTAGGACTCATTTCCGATATGATGGATACTCGAGACCTAGACAATAACTTTCTCATCGCTACGGGCTTAAAAATCATTAAAAACCCTATGTTTAAAGCATTGTTATCAAAACAATCTTACAGCGTGAGCTCAGTTGATTTTCCAAATAAAATTGACGTAGCATTTTACATCACGCCCCTCATCAATGCGGTTATTCGTGTTGGTACGGTAGAGCAAAATGAACAACTATTTCAAGGCTTTACTGAGTATGACCACACAGAAGCATATGAAAAACAATATAAAGGCAACTTTAGCTCTGAAACATTCTACGAGATGATTGCTAGAATGGCCTATAATATTCGTAATCAACAAAACAAAGAAAAAGAAAAGTCAATGGACTTTATTCACGAAATTATTAAACAAGACAAGCTTGATCAAAATATGGTAGTTACAGTGATTAGTTCGCAAAACGATGATGTTACAGTTCCAAAAACTATGACAGGTCTTGTTGCTATGGATATTGTAAAGAACTATAAAAAGCCCGCAATGCTTTTAAGACCAAGAAATATCGATGGTGAAAACTATTTCTATGGTTCAGCTCGGGCAAATATTCGCCCAGGTTTCAAATCATTTAGAGAAGTATTACAACAAAGCGGTTTAATTCACTTTGCAGAAGGTCACGATATGGCCTTTGGTGTAGGTGTTCACGAAGATGATTTAGAAAAACTTACAGCATACTTAAACGATAAACTAAAAGATATCGACTTCGGAACAGAAGAAATCGAAGTAGACGCAATCCTTCGCGGTAGAAGAATTGCCCACGAAGTATTAGCAGACTTTGCTAAATATAACCGCATCTATGGAATGGGAATACCACAACCAAAGTTCGCTTTTGAAATCTTTATTACAAGAGATATGATTAATCTTATTGGTAAAGAACGCAACACAATTAAATTTAATTATAATAATATTGAGTTTATTAAATTCGGAGCAAAAGAAATTGTTTCAGAATTATTTGCGGAGGTTGATGATGGTTTTGTAGATGTAAATCCAAAACTTCGTGTAAAGATTATTGGTAGAGCACAATACAATGAGTTCAATGGAACAAAAACACTTCAGATTATTATGGATAATTTCAATTTTGAAAAGTCCACAGGCTCTGATTTAATATAGAGGTAAATTATGATTAATTGGAAATTAGAAGAATTATTAAAAGTTCAAATGGAAGTACGCGATGAAGTAATGAAGAAACTTAAAACCGCGCCTACAAAAGAAGATCACACACTTGCCATGCATATTGAGTTATTTGAACTCTTTAATGAAATTGGAACTTGGAAATGGTGGAAGCACTCGCACATTCCAAAAAAAGATAGAATTCTTGATGAGTTAGCAGATGTTATTGCATTCTTCTTATCTTATATGCTTTTACTTGAACCAACTAAACAGGCTCAAGTTGCATTATGGATGGATGATAACTTTAATAACTTTATGGACCCTGAGGTTGACGTGATTAGATATGTGTCTGAAAGCGTAACTGCTGGCGCTCCATTACCACCAATGGTATTGATGCTTACAGCTTTGGCCGCAGTTATTAAAACACTAAACTGTGAGTGGACTGAAATCATTTATGCTTATAATCAAAAAGCTAAGGTCAATATCGAAAGACAAAAAAATAACTACTAATTTGACTTTTATCTAAAGTCATGTTATAATTATTATATAAACTTAAAAGGAGAGAAAAAATGTCAGAAAAGAAATATGCAAGTTTACATGCCCACTCCGACTATTCAAATCTCAAAGTTATTGATAGTATCAATAAAGTTGGTGATTTAATAGATGGTGCTTTCAACAAGGGTTTACATGCTATTGCTTTGACAGACCACGATACTTTATCTGGTCACGTAAAAGCTATTCAACATTTTAAGTCTAAGTATTTAGACAAACCTTTTAAGCTTATTCTTGGAAATGAAATCTATCTTACAAGAGAAGGATTAAATTCTGAGAACTATGAAAAAGGCGAAAAGTTTTTCCATGTCCTATTACTTGCAAAAGATATGATGGGACATGAACAACTTCGCAAGCTTTCGTCTCGTGCTTGGTCACGTTCTTTCATTCGCGGTGTAATGAGAACTCCAACATACGGAAGCGATTTACGAGAAGTCATAGGTGCAAATCCTGGACATCTCATCACCACAACAGCCTGCTTAGGTGGTGTAACCGGCAGTCTGTTTACCTCCTACGGTGCTGCGGCATTAGATGATATTGCCGCCCATTTAGCTAAGATGGAAGAACTTTTCGGTAAAGATAATTTCTTTATCGAAGTTCAACCATCTATGGATGCTCAACAAGTAGAGTATAATAAGTTTATGGTTGATAACTTCTGGGGTAAATACCCTTTTGTTTTTACCACTGACGCGCACTACTTAAATGAGGAAGATAAAGACCTACATGCTCAGTTTCTTAACTCAGCATCAAATGGTGATAGAGACGCAGAAAACTTTTACGCGTCTGCTTTTG